CAAATCAACATCGAGGCCCACCAACAGAATGTCCAGCTTGAACACCACAACCGAGCAGAGATACAAAGCAGCCTGGATCGCATCTCTACCAGAAGCGAAACGCAAAAAGTTTCTGGAAAGCCTGACGCCTGACCAGCTCGCCACCCTGAGATACGACTGGCGCTTCTGGTCCAGGCCGAAACAGGTCCGGCCGACAGGGACAGCCTGGGACGTTTGGATACTCATGGCCGGCCGCGGTTTTGGTAAGACCAAGGCCGGCGCCGAGACGGTCCGCGAGTGGGTCAACGAAGGGGCCCGGCGCATCGCCCTGATCGGCCCCACCACCGACGACGTCCGCAAGACGATGGTCACCGGGGCCAGCACCGGGCCCACCGACGGCCTCCTGAATTACTTCCCCCCACATCAGCGCCCCGTTTACGAGCCCTCCAAACGAATGATACGTTTCCACACCGGGGCGGTCGGCCTGCTTTATTCCAGCGAGGAGCCCGGCCGGCTCCGCGGCCCGCAGCACGATAAGGCCTGGGCCGACGAATTGCGCGAGTGGAAGTACCCTGACGAATGCTGGTCTAATCTTGACTTCGGCCTTCGGACAGCCGAGCACCCGCAGACGGTCGTAACCACCACCCCCAAACCTTTTAAGCTGCTAAAGGAATTGCTGGCCAGCAAGACCACCATCGTCACCGGCGGCGGCACGATGGAAAACAGGGCCAACCTTTCACCCCGGTACCTGGAAAAGATTTACAAGAAGTACGCCGGCACGAAGAAAGGGCGCCAGGAGCTGGACGCCGAGATGCTGGCGGAGGTCGAAGGGGCTTTTTGGACGCAGGCCATCCTGGACGAATGGCGGGTCCACATGGCCCCCGAGCTGCAGACCATCGTGGTCTCGGTCGACCCGGCGACGACCAACAGCGAGAGCAGCGACGAATGCGGCATCGTTGCAGCGGGCAAGGCCTACGACGGCCACAAGTACACCATCGCCGACCGGACCATGCGGGGCCGGCCCAAGGCCTGGGCGGCAGAGGCGGTCCGGCTTTACCATCAGCTCAACGCCAACTACATCATCGCCGAGGTAAACCAGGGCGGGCTCATGGTCCAGGAGACCATCGAGCGCGAGGACCCAAACGTCCCGGTCGAGATGGTCCACGCGGCCAGGGGCAAGGACGCGCGCGCGGAGCCGGTCAGCATGGAATACGAGCAGGGCCTCTGGCACCACGTCGGGGTCCACCGAAAGCTCGAGGACGAGATGACAACCTGGACCAAGGACGACAAGTGGTCGCCCAACCGAATCGACGCATTGGTATGGGCGGCGCACGCGCTCAACAGCAACATCGCCGAATTCGGCGTCACGGTCATTTAAAAAACAATATACAACCGCCCCCGCAGCGTGGTATTCTTTGAGCTACCAAAACAGACGCTCAAGGAGACCCGCCTGTGTTTAACTTTTTCAAGAAGTCCTACCTATTCGGCCTGAACCTTTTCAACCGGGCCGGCCAATTCAACTCCCGAAATTTTAAGCAGTTTTTCCTCGAAGGCTACAAGGCCAACCCCATCGCCTACGCCTGCATCAACGAGATCGCCACGGCCGTCGGCGGCATACCTTGGAAGGTTTACCACAAGGCCAAGGACGGCAACACCGACCGCGAGCCCTGGCCCGAGCACCCCGCGAACCAGCTGCTGGCCAACCCCAACACCGACGACAGCTGGGGAGAGCTGCAGGACCACGGATGCCGGGATTACTTCATCGGGGGTAATTCCTTTTACGTTTTGATCGACCGGCAGATGGACACCCGGGTCGAACTGCGCAAGCCGGTCATCGGCATGTGGCAAGTACACCCGGGCAGCATTCGGCCGGTCCGCGGACAATTCGGGATTTCACACTGGCTCGTCCGGACCGGGGGCAGCGGCGGCAGCGAGGAAGAATTTCACCCCAGCCGAATCGTTCACCAGCGAACCTACAACGCCGACGAGAACAGCAACCTGGGCATCAGCCCGATGGAGGCCGCGGCCAGGGACATCGACACGATGAACGAGCAGCTCAAGATGGACTACAACACTTTCAGAAACGGCGGCACGCCGGCCGGTCTGGTTCTGGCCGAGGGGGCCATGAACGCAACACAGAAACAGCAGGCCCAGGCCGACATTGACAAGGGCTTCAACGACCCGGTCAACTCCGGCCGGTGGAAGCTCATCAGCGGCGCGCGGAATTTCAAGTTTGAGAAAATGGCGTCCACGGCCAAGGACATGCAGGGCGACAAGAAGCGGCTCGAGAACACCATCGGCATCTGCGCGGTTTTCGGAGTACCGCCCGAGGTGATCGGCATACCCGGGACCAAGACATTCAACAACTACAAGGAGGCCCGGAAGGCTTTCTACCAGGAAGCGGTTTTGCCATTCCTGGACCTGCGCCGGGAGAAGTACCAGAAACGGATCATGGAGGCTTACGACGGCAACTCCGAGATCGACTACGATACGAGCGAGATCGAGGCCCTGCAGGTCGACGAGAAAGAGAAGTCAGACCGCGCGGTCGCGGAGCTGAACGCCGGCCTGGCCACGGCCAACGAAGCCCGGAAGATCACCGGTAAGCCCGAGGCCGGAGACCCCCTGGCCGACACCCGGATGATCCCGATGAGCTCGGTACCGGCCGACGAGGAGCGCGCGACCACCGAGGAGACCGAGGCCGCCGAGGCAGCGGCGAAAGAGGCCGCAGCAGCGAAAGAGGCGGCCGACAAAGAGGCCGCCGACAAGGAAGCCGCGGCCGCCGCAGCAGCCAAGGAATAGCATGCTGCCGATGACCCCAGCGGCCCCAGCGGCCAGGGTTTTTAAAGCGTTTGACCAGCACCGCGCGCGCTGGGTCAAGCAGGTAACCAAGCTCGCGGTCGCCAGGCTGCGGGCCAGCTACCGAGCGGTCGCCGCGGCCATCCGGGAGACCGACGGCAGCCAAACAGAGGTAAACATCGCGGCCGACACGGTCCTGATCGCGGACCAGGCCAACTGGCTCAAGTTTTACCTGCGGGTTTACACCACGGTAGGCCTGGACTTTGCCTCCGAGGTCGCCACCGGGCTCGAGGCCATCCTGGGCAAGGGCGCCCCGCTGCCGGCAGAGACCAAGGCGGAGAGCGTCACGGTCGCCGAGTGGCGCGCAACGATCACGCAGTACGTCGAGGAAAACAGCAGCACCAAAATCACCAAAATCACCGAAACAACCAGAACCAAGATACAAGGGAGCCTGGCGGACGGATTCGCGGCCGGCGCCGACCCATACGCCCTGGCCAGCTCGGTCGCGGCCCAGGGCGGCTTTCAGGTAGGGCGCGGCAGCGTCATCGCCAGGACCGAGACCATCGGCGCCAGCAACCTGGGCAGCCACACCGCCGCGGCCAGCTTTCAGGTACCGACAATCAAGCGGTGGCTGACCACCATCGACACCCGGGAGCGACCTGACCACGCGGACGCCAACGGCCAAGAACGCGAGCTCGACGACCCATACGAGGTCGGGGGCTCGCTTTTGCTTTTCCCGGGAGACTCCAGTTTTTCAGCCGCGGCGAAACAGATAATCCAATGCCGATGCGTCTCCCTTTACGCCCCCAAAAAATAGACTTTGACAACCCGGGGTCCGCCGTGCTATTTTAACGACTGGACACAGACCCCCAACGCGGAGTACCGATGCCAGCCAAAAAGCGCAAAAAGCAAATTCGAGCCTTCCAGTTTAAGATCGACAAGAAGGCAACGAAGGAGACGGTCGACGACAACGGCATCAAGGTAGGCGTTATCGAAGGCTACGCTTCGGTTTTCGGCAAGCTCGACAGCTATAAAGACACGATTATGAACGGGGCCTTTGCCAAGACCCTGGCCGAGCGGCCCAACATTGTGATCCTGGCCGACCACCGCATCAGCAATCCCATCGGGATAACCGACGAGGCGGCCGAGGACGCGGTAGGCCTGCGGGTCAAAATCCACGTCAACCTTGAGACCACCGACGGGATGAACAAATACAAGCTCGCCAAGCAGGGCGCCATCGACGGGCTGAGCATCGGTTTCGAGGACATGGACAGCGAGTACGACCGCGACACCGGCATCCGGAAAATCAAGGAAATCAGGCTCTGGGAAATCAGCATGGTGACATTCCCGGCCGACAACTTCGCGCGCATCGACCAGGTCCTGGCCGAAGGCGACGACACCGAAATCTTAATGCAGCTGCGGGTCGAGCACATCAAGGCCTGCGCTTTCACATTGGAAAGCAAGCTCGACGACCTGGCCGACGGCGACACCGGCGACGCCCAGGAGACCATCGAGGCATTAGAAAAGAACACAGCAGCACTCCGCGACCTAATCAAAACCAGGTCAGGGGCCGCCGAAGATGAAACCCCCGAGCAAAAAGAGGACACCGCGCCGGGCAAGGACCACGCGGCCGTCGAGACGATAAAAGAAGTGGCCAAATTACTGGCCGAAATTTAACCCGGAGGAAAGACAATGAGCGTAGAAGAAGATGCCATTAAGGCAAAGGCAGAGCTGCTTAAGGCTCGCGAAGATGCCAGAATTAAACGCGAGGCGATGGAAGCGACCATCGAAGAACTGAAAACCGGCAACACCGAGCGCGACAGTAAGTACGACGACATCAAAGCCAAGCACGACGCGGCCGAGAAACGCATGGACGAGATCATGATCACGCTGAACAAGCCCGGCGCCCTGCCCGGTACAGACGCCAACGACAAGAAAGGCCAGGCGGCCGCGCGCAAGGCGATGGACCTGTTTCTCCATGAGCGCTCGGAAGAAATGACCCCCGAGCAAAAGGCCCTGGCGGTCGGCGACGCAACCGGCGCCGGCGTTTTGGTCAACCCGGACTACAGCGACAGGCTCGTAGAGAAGATCATCGAGCGCAGCCCGATCCGCGAGCTGGCCACGGTCATGTCGACCAACAGCAACGAAGTGAGAATGGTTAAGGAAACCGGCCAGGTCGACGACACCTGGGGCGGGGAACAGGCCACCATCACGGAGGACACGAATACCAAATTCGCGCCCATCATCATACCGGTCCACTACCAGCGCGCCAAGGTCCACATAACGCGCCAGCAGATCGCGGACACCGGCATGAACCTGGAAGCCTTCGTCGCCAATCGCGCGGCCAAGCGTTTCGCCCAGGGAGAAGGCGCCGCCTTTATTTCGGGCGACGGCGTGACCAAGCCGATGGGTATCCTGGACAGCTCCAGCGGACTGGCAACGGTCCAGAGCACGGCAGCAAGCGCCGCCGGCAATTTCATCCCCAACGACGTCCTCGACACCGAGGCCGCGCTGGAAAGCACCTACGCCAAGATGGCGGCATGGGCGATGCACCGCACCACGCTGAACTTCATCCGCAAGTTTATCGACGGCGAGGGACGCTTCCTGGGAATGGTCGAGCTCGACGCGCTGGCCAGGCTCGAGGGCAAGGGGCGCCAGATGCTCCTGGACGGATACTCGGTAGCCGAGGCGGTCGACATCGCGGTGACTGGTGTGAGCGGAGCCAAGGTCGGTATTTTCGCCGACTTCAAGGAGCTCTACACAATCGTGGACAGGAGCGGCATGCTGCTCATCCGCGATCCCTTCAGCAGCAAGGACAGCGGCGTGGTCGAGAACTTGTTCGAGCGCAGGGTGGGCGGCCAGGTCGTACAGCCGGCAGCCGGCAAAATCCTCGTGGGCAAGGCGTAAGCCGAACCCCGGGATAAGAGAAACGACAACGGCCAAGGGGCTCGCGCTTTGAGCCCCGGCCATTAACAAAAACAGTTTTTTTCAGGAGCAAGCATGAGCAACCGAGACATGAGCGTAGACGTTCTCGCAGTGCCGAGCATCAGCCCGGCCTCGCACGCGGCGACCATCGAAGGCGAGATCGTCGACCTGCAGGGGTCGGAGAAATTGCTGATGGTCGTAATGGCCGGGATCATCGCCACATCAACAGGGTCCCACTATATGACTTTCACGGTCGAGACCGGCGACGAGAGCAACCTGAGCGACGCCGCCGCGGTAGCAGCCGGGGACTATCTCAACCCCCTGGGTGTGGCCAATACGGCCTGGGATCGTCTTATCAACGCGACGACCGAGGGCAGCAAGACCTACCAGGTCGGCATTAAGAACAGCGCCGGCAAACGGTACGGTCGGATAGTGGCGACGGAGACCGGCACCTTCACCGGTATTTTCGGCGCGGCCCTCATCAAAGGAACGCTGCGGAATTCGCCGCAGGCCTAAGACGGGCAAGAGAAAAAGCACCACGGCCCCACTTCGCACTGGCGGGGTGGGGCCTTTTTTTTAAAACCATCAAGGAGACCATCACATGGGAAACCAAGCAGCAGGCCAGAGCGGCCACAGCGCCCCCGTTATCACCGACGGCACCCAGGCAAAGCCTGCGCCGAAATTGATACGGGTCCTGGCAACCGAGACCTTCAAAGCCATGCCGGACGGCATCAACATCGCCTATTTTCGCAAGGGCGAGATACACCCGAAACAGTTTGACGAGGCGCAGGTCAAGGACTACCTGAAAGACAAGCGCCTTAAGAGACCCACGGCCGAGGAAATGGCCAAGGCGGCCGAGCTGCAGGCGGCCCAGGCGGCCGAGACCGAAAAGGCCAGGGCCAACGCCAAGGCTCGATACGCGAAACAGGTAACCCGCGGCAGCGCGAATCTCGCCGATCTGGTAGCGGAGGCCGACAAGGCCAAAGTAAACCTGGCCGGCATCAAGACCAAGGAAGGCCTCATCGCCGCGATGGACAAGGCCGAGGTTGAGGGCGACGACAAGGCCCGGCTCAAAGCGGCCATCCCCAACGCCAAGGACGCGGTCGCCGCGGCCAAAAACAAGGTCGACGACGCCATCAAAGCCCAGCAGCTCGCAGGCAAGGCCAAAAAGGACGCTGAGGTGGCTCTGGACAAGGCAAAGAAGGCCAAGAAGGCAGACGACCAGGCCAAGGCCGAGCAGGCCCTCCAGGACGCCGAACAGGCCCTTGAGCTGGCCCAGGCGGCCGGGACCAACGCGAGCGCCGAGCTGATCGCGGCAGAGGACGCCCTGGCCGACGCCGAGAAGGCAGCCAAGCAAGACCCCCCCCAGGCCCCGGCCGGTAGAGACGCCGGCCGGGGACCATCCCCAAACGAGGCTTAAATGCTTTTTCACGAAATGCGAATTGACGACTATCTCGCGGCCACGTCCGGCATCACGCCGAACAAGGAAAACACGCTGCCCCGAATCCAGGTAGTCACCCCGACCAGCGGCCACGCGGTCGCCCTGGCAGACATGAAAACCTACCTGCGGATCGACGGCAACACCGAGGACAGCGCCATCAACGCGCTCCTCGACGCAGCGACCGTCCAGGCAGAGAGCTGGACCAACCGCGCATTCCTACAGCGGGACCTGAAAGCCTGGTACGACTTCACCCCCACCAGCGACATTTTAAAACTGGTTTATTCGCCGGTCTCGGCCATCAGCAAGGTTGTGAGCTACAACACCGACGACACCGAAACCGAGATGGCCGCGAGCACCTACATTGCAGACATTATCAGCGAGCCATCCAGGGTAGCGCTGCGCAGCGGCAGCGCCTGGCCCACCGGCCTGCGCCGGGTCAACGCTTTCGCGGTGGAATACACGGCCGGCTACGGAGCCGAGGCCGACATCCCGGCAGGGATTAAAGAAGGCCTCAAGCTGCTGGTCGCCCATTACTATGAAGGCAAGGACGCCCATAAACTGGCCAGCAAAAACGTCCAGGTCGGGGACGCGCCCCCGGCGGTCTTGGCCAGCTTGCTGCCTTTCTTAATTGACCCATTCAACGAGTAAACAATGGCACAGCGACTCGGAAAATTTAACAAGCGGGTTTTCATCAAGGTCCAGGCCGAGACCAAGGACGCTTACGGCGGCTGGGCGGATCGGTATGTCACATACGCCGAGCGCTGGTGCAGCATCCAAGAGGTTAGCGGCAGCGACAAAAAGAGCGGCGCGGTCCTGGAGAGCCAGGCCGAATACAATGTCACCCTGCGATACGACCCGGGCATCAAGGCCAAAATGATCGTCGAGGTCCAGGGGACAGGGGTCGACCCCAACCCGCAGCTTTTAATCACGGCCGTATTGAACCCCGACATGGCCGGCGTCCGGACGGTCCTGGAATGCAAAACTTACAAAGACCGGTCGGGGGGTAGGTAACATGGCAAAGGGTCTCGCAATTGAATTGAAAGTAGAAGGCCTCGAGAAATTTGAGCGCAGACTTAAATCGACCACCCTGCAGAGGCGACAAGGTGTCCGGAGGGTCGTAGCCGGGACCGCTATGGGCATTCAGAGCGACGCCAAGGAAGATGCACCGGTAGACACCGGCATCCTGGCATCGAGCATCATGGCGGTACCATATAACGAGGGCCTGAGCGCCGAAGTTTTTGTCAATGCGGAGTACGGCAGAGATGTCGAGGAGGGAACAGGGCCACATTTCCCGCCGATAGAAGCATTGGAACAATGGGGAAAAAGAAAAGGCCTTGATCTTGGTGCGGTTTACGCGATAGCCCGGCACATCGCCAAGTCAGGCACGAAGGCACAGCCGTACTTCGGGCCGGCCGTTGAGAAGTGGGCACGCGGATATTCAATCCGAGTTAAGGCAGCACTGCAGTCAGGAGAATAAATGAGCTGGCTTTTAAAGATAAAATTCAAGGACGGCACCATCGACCAGGTCGAGATTAACCAACCGACGCTGCGCGAGGCGGAAAGCGACTTTGACATTTCGTTCCCCGACACCGAGCGCATAGGCTCAGAGGAAATCAAAAACACATTGGACACCGACACATTCAAGCAATCTGATTTTGATAGAATTAGGGAGCGAACCTGTGGCTAACGCATCTAAAACCGTAACGCCTGACGGCACATGGACCTACACAGGGAAAGTTGCTTTAAGCAGTGGTAGGGCAAAACTTTCAGCAGATGAGATTCGTGCCATTGGGCCTGATAATACCTACAACGTGGACTTGAGCGCCCTGAGTGACGGCGACCCAATACCCGGTTGGACAGTCGTTGTAGGCACGTTCACAAAAACGGCAGGGCCGTTTGCAACGATACAGGGCGGTTGGTCACTGGCCTATTTGACGGGCAGTAATTACGATAACGTTAAGGTTGTAGGGAATGTGGCTAATTGTGCAGAACGATCAATTGTATTCTGTAGGCATAACCCCGCTACTAAATCTGGTTATTTATTCCAAGCTAGAAGGGTTTCATCGGCTCAACTAATTGCTTCACGAATACCAGCAACAGGGGTGAGTTTTGATGTCAATTTTCTTTATGGTAGAATTGCAAATTGGAAGTGGGCAGATACACCTTACCCGTATGATATTTCAGTAAGCGCCTATACCGCCAGTGGCCATGTTGAGGTTAAAGGCTGGCTTAATGATACGCTTATATCAAGGGTGGACGACCCCGCATCCAGTTTTGTTGACCATGAAGTGGGGCTTCAAGACATTAACCGAACAAGGTACAACAACGTAAGAATTTACCTGCTGGCAACAGGGACAGCGTTAGTCATACTGACACCGCAGTCGGTTTCAGCGTGGAAAACAATAACGGCCGGGTTAGACGCATCAGATATCATGAAGGGTGTGGATTTTTCGGATTGGCTCGAGTACAGAATCACAGGCGGCACACCCGCAACGTGGACAGCCGTGCCGGATGACGGGGACATAAGCGGAGCAAGTGGCGGGACGGCTATCGAAATCAGGGCAACGCTTAACAACGCTGAGAACATGGAGTATGCCGCATACTTAAATTCCATAAGCGTTCAAATCGATGGCGTGTGGTCTGGGGCCGCGGCCCCAGACGCGCCAACGGCGCTGGCAACCGGGACACCGGGTGATACCAGCATGCCCCTGAACTGGACCGACGCGGCCGCCGGAAATTACGTCCAGCTTTACCGAAGCGAGACCAACGACAGCGGCACGGCCGTATTGAGCGATGTCGTCGCCCAGGGCGCCCAAGCCCTGACGGAATACGGGCTCACCGCGGAAAAAACCTATTTCTGGTGGGCCAAAACGGTCGGCAGCGACGGCCAGCTTTCGGCATTTTCGGACGGGGCCACAGGGACCACGGCCGCGGCCGGGACACCCCCAGTGGCGCCCACCGGGCTCAGCGTTACCGGGCAAAGCGCAACCGAGGTGGGCCTGGCCTGGCTGGCAGCAGCAGACGCGACCAGCTACCGAGTTATGCGCGGCCCCAGGGAGAGCGACAACCGAGACTGGGGAGCTTTCGTCCAGATCGCCACCACGGCCAACTTGGCCTACGCCGACAACGCGGCCAACAGCAGCCCGGTACCGACCGAAGCGGAATCATACATTTACCAGATCGTAGGCGTCGACGGAGACGGGGCCGGCCAGGGAAGCAACGCGGTCCTGGCCACCTTCCAGAGTGACGCGCGGACGGGGCTGCGACACGACGACTATCTGCGGCCTCTCCAGAAAGCCATTATGACGAGGCTCGAATCCGCTGACATCACCTACACAAACGACCGGACCGACCCGCCCACCGAAGGGGTCGTGGTGCCGATCCGGGACAAGCCAAAAGAGGACGATAAGTACCCGCTCGTCACCATCGGCGACATGAAAGTAACCAAGGATCGCAGCACCAAGACGCGCGCGGGGGCCGAGGTCCAGGCGACCATCCTGGTCATGAGCGACTACAAAGGCATCAAGGAAGCCGGCCAGATCGCCAACCAGGTCAGCAGCGAAATCAGCAGCCCGAAACTTTCCCTTGTGGACGATGGTCTTAACGTGGTATTATCTAAACCGTTAGCAATAGAACACGAAGAAATCGGGAACGGTAGAACGCAAATATTTCTAGTTAGATTTTTCTTTATTATTTACGAGGACCCGGCACAGCTGCCGTAAACGGAGGAACGCGAAAATGGGAGCACCCACATCAGGAAATGACTACCTGGTATACGTAGATACGGCCGACGCCGATAGCACGTCGGACGCCAGGACATACGTCCTGATCTCGGGCCAGGTCAACGGCAGCGACAATCGCAGCCTCGAGACCGCGGACTCAACCGACAAGGACAGCAGCAACTGGAAAGAAAGCGTAGCCACAAACCGAGCCGGCGAGACTTCGGTCGAATGTGTCCGCGAGGAAGGCGACACCGGCCAGGACAAGGTCCGCTCGGTCCAGAAAAACCGCCGCAAGCACTTCTTCAAGGTCATCACGGCGGCCGGCAACGAGAGCGAGGCGCAGTATTTCGTGAAGGAAAACAACACGGATATGCCCCAGGACGACACGGCGACGTGGAACTTCACGCTGGAAAGCAGCGGCGAAATCGTCGACAGCTAAACCGCACCGCGGGAGCAACACCCCGGGCCGGATGCCGGCCCGGGTTTTTTCCGTTTTTTTCCGTTTTTTTACGAGGCAACGATGAAGAAAATCATGACATTTGCCCTGGCTGGTTTCGTCTGCCTGGGCGCCTTCGCTCTCGACACGGCCGACACCCAGGCCGCGGCGACCAGCTTTAGTGGTGGCCAGAAAATCCTGCGCAGCGGCGTGATCCCCACCCCGGTGGCGGTCAATTGGAGCGCGGGTAACAGCCTGACCCTGACGGCCGGCAACCTGATGCGGCTCCTTAACAACGACGCGACGAAGGCGATCACCTTCACTTTCGTCGACCAGAAGGTCTCGAACTGGGGCTACACCACGGACGCGACCTGCGTCCTGGCGGCCAGCGCGGTGAAATACGTCGGGCCATTTACCAAGAGCCGGTGGGGCGACGCGAACAGCCTGCTGCAGATTACCTACGGCGCCGCGGTCCAGCCTATCTCGCCAACGGTCGAGGTGATGCGGCTGCCTTTCGGCGAGCCCGAGAGTCAGACCAAATAACGAAACCACAAACCACCACGTAAGGGAGGACCACCACCATGAGTACAGACGCAGAAAAGGCAAGCAAGCGCTCCGTCGCTTTCACGATGAACGGCACCGAGTACGTCGGCAAGCTGGGCTCGAACCAGCTGATCGCGGTCGAGAAGGAACTCGGGATAGGAATTTATCGGTACGCCGAACAGGTCGGAATCAACGCGACCAGGACGGTCCTTATGTTTGGGTCCGGCCACGTCGACAAGACGATGGACACGGATAAGTTTATGGACGATTTCGACGAGGAGATGGCCAACGGAGGCATCAGCGACCTGAACAAAAAAGCATTGGAAATGATCGATAAATCAGGCGCACTCGGTAAAGATAAAAAAAAAGACGGCGCCAAGGCGTAACCTTCGCGGCCGACTACGAGACTCTCCGAGAACAAGCAATATTCGAAGGCGGGATTTTTCCGCCACCGGGCATAGAGCCGCGGGACTTGACGCTCCTCGTCAACGGTATCAGATACCGCGAAGGACGGCGCTGGGACCTCGCGGCTTTTTTGTTGCGCTGGATTATCAGCACCGGGGCCGGCATGCGGGGCAAGCGCGCCCCCAAGATAACGACCAAGGGCCTGCTGGGCCGCGCCTCGATGGCCGAACAGATCGACAAGCTCATGGGATTTGACAGCGCGGTCGAGGATCTGAAACAGTTTGCGAAAGACAGAGCCACGGCCATCCTTACCAGGCACGCCCAGGCCAAAAAGAAAAAACTAGCAGCCAAAAAAAAGAAGGGATAGCACATGGGATTTGACAGCGATTTACTAGTACGCATCGGCGCCGACTTCTCCGACTACGAGCGGGGGATGCAGGACTCACTGAAAATCGCACAGAAGGCCAGCGCGCAATTCAGCGACCTGGGCCGACGCATGTCCATGATGATCACGCTGCCCCTGGCCGCGACGGCCGCCGCGATTACGAAATTCGGTGGAGGCTTCGAAAAGGAGATGGCCAAGAGCACCGCCATCATGAGCGACGTCAGCAAATCGATGGAGAAAGACCTGGCGCTGACCGCTCAGAAGGTCGCCGAGCAGACCGAATTCTCCACCAAGCAGGCGGCCGAGGCGTACTTCTTTCTGGCCTCCGCAGGACTGAGCGCAGCACAATCCATAAAAGCCCTTCCACAGGTCGCCAAGTTTGCGACCGCCGGCCAGTTTGACCTGGCCCTGGCCACTGACCTTCTGACCGATGCGCAGAGCGCGCTCGGCCTCAAAAGCGCAGACGTGGCAACAAACATGAAAAATATGGCCCGAGTTTCTGACGTTTTGGTTAAAGCGAATTCAAAAGCCAACGGATCGGTACAGCAATTTTCAGAGGCGCTTACGACCAAGGCTGGAAACGCTTTGAAATTCCTGAAAAAAGATTTAGAGGAAGGCGTAGCGGTCCTGGCGGTTTATGCCGATCAGGGAATCAAGAGCGCGCGCGCGGGTAACTTTTTAAACATCACAATGCGTGATTTATCGAGAGCGGCCGACAATAACAAGAGCGCTTTTTTAAGAGCCAACGTCGCGGTGTTTGACGCAAGCGGGAAAATGCGTAACATGGCCGACATCGTCCAGGACCTTGAAAACAGGCTCGGCCCAATGTCGGACGCACAGAAACGGGCGGAGCTCACAGCCCTCGGACTTACAGATAAAAGCATCGCCGCCACGATTGCGCTGCTTGGCACATCGAAAGAGATACGGAGATATGAAAAAGAATTAAGAAACGCTGCCGGCACCACCGACAAGGTGGCGGCCAAGCAGCTCGCCAACTTCAACAGCCAAATGTCAATGTTGTTTTCCAAAGTACAGAACGCCGCCATAACAGCCTTCCCGGGGTTTGCAGCGGCGCTCGGGAATACGGTCATTCCGGCGGTGGAATTCGCAATAAGAATCATCAAGGGATTGTCGAATGCCTGGAGCAAGCTGCCGGAAGGAATCCAAACAACCATCGTGGTCCTGGGCGGAATTTTAGCGGCCATCGGCCCGGTCATGATCGGCCTGGGCTCAATGATCGGCCTGGCGGTTGCGCTTAAATTAACATTCGGCCTGGCCAAAATCACGTTTGGCCTCGCGGGAAAATCCATGCTGGCCATGTCAGGAGCAGCGACAATCCTCGTCGCTAAGATTTTAGCGCTCGTAGCTATCGGAATTTTTCTGGCGGCGAATTGGGAAAAGGTTAAAAGCCTGATGACGGCGCTTTTTACTGGCATCGCGGCAGCATGGTTGTGGGCGATCGGAAAAATCTTGAAAGGGTATGCGTGGTTAGTACAAAAGATTCCATTTTTATCAAAAAAATTCAAAGTAGCGGGAGACGCGGTGTCAGGAGCGAGCGCCCTGATGGCGGATAAATTCACAGAAAGCGCGACGAAAATAAATGAGGGGGGCTCCTGGATTGGGAACACTGCCGACTACGTAAGAACTAAAATGGCAAAAATTACACTGGCCTTTGCGGACGCTAAGATTTCAAGCGACGCTTTCACCACCGGAGTACAGGCCGGATTCGAGCAGGTAGCCATCAACGTGCCGACAATCCTCGACAGGATCATGGAAAAATTCAGGGCCTGGGGTGCCAAAATGAAGGCGGCCAGCGGCAAGCTCGCCGAGGACATGACCGGCGCGTTCATCGGAATGACCACCGGCATGGTCGCGGCCCTGGCCTCCGGGACCTTTGACGCCACTAAAATGTTTTTCGCAATGGCCTCGAAGATGCTCGAGATGACGGTTTCCTTTGCGATCACCGAGATGGGAATATTTCAAGCACTGAGCAAGGCCATCGCCCTGGCCTTCGCCAACCCCATAATCGCCATTGCGGCCATCGCCGGTTTAATCGCGGCGGTTTCGGCCATGAGCGGGAACTTCAAGGGCAGCGTTTCAATGGCCAAGGGCGGGGTAACCAACGGCCCGACCAACATCCTGGCCGGCGACAACCCCAGCGGCCAAGAGGCCTTTATACCCCTCGACAACCCCAGGGCCACCGGGAAGATCGCCGCGGCCATCGGAGGCGGGGGCGGGGGCGGCATCACAGTAATTAACGAGTTAGACGGAGAGGTTTTAAGCCGGGTCGTTTTGGAGAGAGCCCCCGGCGTCTTGAGATTACAGGGAGCAAGCTATGGGACTTAACGCAACGACCAACTTTGCCAAAGGGACGCTGGCCACCGGGATCGACGCGACACAGACAAACCTGACGCTGGACACCGGGCAAGGCGCCCTTTTCCCGGCCGCCCAACCAGGCGGCACGCTGCCGTTTTGGGCCATCATTTACAACCAGACCGACTACACCGACCCCAGCGACGACCCAGGGGTCGAGGTTATCGAATGCACAGAGCGCAACACCGACGCTTGCGCGACCATCGAGCGAGGGGTAGACGGCACCAGCGGCAGCGCCCATAACACTGCCGGCAAGACTTACGGATTCAGGCTGACAATTAACCAGGCCTTAATCGACCAGATCAACGCCAGGCTCACCGACCTGAAACAGGGCTACGCGGCCGACAGCGGAGCGGCCGACGCCTACGTGATAACCCTGGACCCGGCGCCCACGGCATACGCGGCCGGGCAGACATTCAGGTTTAAGGTAGACACCGGCAACACCAGCACCGGGGCCAGCACCATCAATATCAACGGGCTCGGGGCGGCAACCCTGACGCACCAGGCCGGCGGAGGCATCGCGGCCGGAGACTTAATCGCCGGCAGCATTTACGCGATTACTTACGATGGCTCAGACTTCCAGGTCCAGGGTGAGCTTTTGACCTCGGTCCAAGTACAGGACCAGGCCTATATCTACGCGGCCGACACTGGCGCAGCGGACGCCTATGAGATCGCGCCCACGCCGGCCATGAGCGGGTACCGGGCCGGCCAGCGTTTCTCGTTTTTGACTAGCAACGCCAACACCGCGGCCAGTACGCTGGACGTTTCGGGACTTGGGGTAAAAAACATCAAGCGCCAGGACGGCACTGACCCAGCGGCAGGCGAAATCCCGGCCGGCGTTTCCGACGTTATGTACGACGGTACGAGTTTTATTTTAATGGGTACCAGCCAGGACCTGCGCGGGGTTTGCCGGGCATGGGTAGAATTCGAAATGACCGGGACCCACGAAATCAACGACAGCTACAACTGCACCAGCCTAACCGACCTTGGGGTCGGGCACACCAGCATCGCTTGGGCAATCACAATGGCTAATGTTTTTTACGCAGCAATTTGTGGATCGGGACAAGTTAACGTTTTCACATTAGCATCGGTTAAAGCGACGACGACAACGACGGTCGTGGCCCAGGTTGCGAGCACGCTGGCTGCGGTAGATACGACATCAAACCAGGTCGCAATTTTTGGAGACATTTAAATGAAAGTTTTAATTCACAAAACCAGCACGGTCGACCGCGAAGCGGCGCCGGGGCTCACTGGCCTCATGGCAATCACGGTCCCGGCCTACAAGCTCAAACCAAAGGACCAGGATGAAACCGAATACTGCCATCAGGTCGCCATGCGGCTGGGGCTGCAGGATTACGCGGTCATCGACAACGACCAGGTACCCACCGACCGCAAATACCGAAACGCCTGGACCGCGGTCGGCAGCGCCATCAAAACCGACATGCCGGCGGCGCGCGAGATTTACATGACCGGACTGCGAAAAAAGAGAAGCGAGATACTGGCCAAGACCGACGGCCCAATGGCCAGGGCCAAGGAGCAAGACGACGCGACCACCGAGGACGCGCTGAAAATCATGCGCGCGAAACTCCGCAACCTGCCGGCCAGGGTCGACACCGCGGTGACCGCGGCCAAGACCACTGCAGCACTGGATAAAATAGCGACACCGGAACTCAAAAGCGGGGAGAGCATCAGGTAATGTTGGGAGCCTATACACTTGGATCAGCGCCACTAGGCGGAGCCCCCGCGGCTCCGCTTTCTGGATTCGAGCTTTTAATAAACAGCGTCAACTGGACCGGCATGCTGATAAAGAACAGCATGAGTATCAAGGACATGCTCAATACGCGGAAAACCGCGTCCTTCACTTTGCACGATAGCACCGGGGCCTACGTCCCCGGCCGCGGCGAGATGGTTCTGCTGAGATATAATGGCCTGCGTAAATTTTACGGGACCATCCAGGAGAGCGACCGCAGCACACCGCACGGCCCCGGAACCCCGGACCGCTGGCTCAAAGTGAAGTGTGCGAACTTTGCGACCATCGCCGACCGGCACCTGGTCGCAACCATCTACGAGGAAAAAACACTTTCCGAAATCGTCACCGACATCGTGGCCAACGAGCTCGCGGTCGACGGCATCCAGGTCGGGATCATTGACGAGGGGCCGACCATTACGAAAGTGGTTTATAACTACATGAAGGCCTCGCTGGTTTTCGACGAGCTGGCCAGGCTTTCGGGCTATTCCTGGTGGGTCGACAATTACAAGAACCTTCACTTTAGAGACCGCGCGTCCATCGCTGCGCCTTTTGGTTTCACCAACGCCAGTAAGCCCTACAAGGATTTTCACGTTACGGAGGGGCTGCAGAAATACCGCAACCGTCAATGGCTGCGCGCCGGCAAGGATCGGACCGACGCGCGCACGGAAAACTTCGTCGGTAACGGCACACAGAAAAACCTTGTTCTCGATTTTCCTGCAGCAACGGTCCCCACGGTCCTGGTGAACAGCGTCGCGCAGACGGTCGGTATCCGGGGCCTGGACACAGGGAAAGACTGGTACTGGCAAAAGGACGACAACGTCCTCAGCCAGGATGACGACGCTGCCGCGGTCGGCGACGCCATCGACATCGCCGTGACATACACAGGTTTCTATCCGCTGGTGGCTTTTTCAGAAAGCGCCGCGGCCATCGCGGAGCGGCAGGCGGTCGAGGGTGGGTCGGGGATTTACGAGGAGATCGAATCAGACGATAGCATCGAGGACAAGGACCTGGCCTTCGACAAGGTCGACGCCATCATCAGGAAACAGTCAGAGCTGGTGGATAAGGTTTCTTATTCGATATGGGCGCAGGGCCTGGCCGCCGGCCAGCTGCAGCCAATCAACGTAACCGAG